ATGCAATCAATCGACAACTACGACTGCTACAAAATGCTCAAGCGTAACCACGACACCGCGCAGAAGAAACGATGGGCCAAGCGCCGGCGCAATCTAACCAGGGCAACCAAGGCTATTGAGGTCTCTATCGTACTGTTTTCTGTCTTCGTGGTGTGCCAATGGCTGGCAGGATTTTAGATGTGGACAAGCGCTATCGCGCATGCCGTACGTGCGGAAGGGTATGGAACGTATCACGGGTAGGAAGGAGTGATAAGTCCTACATATGCCCAAAGTGCGAGTTTCAGAAAAGAAAAAAGCCGCCTCGGGATGGGGGTCCCGAAGACGGCAAAGCGATATAGACGCCCTGATTATCAGGGATACGAAAGGATTTGTCAAGTATGAAAGCAACCGGAATTGTACGGCCTGTGGATGATCTTGGGCGTATTACGCTCCCCAAGGAGCTTCGCCTCACTCTGAATATTAACGAAAAGGATCCGCTTGAAATCTACATGGACGGCGAAAGTATCGTCTTGAAAAGATATAAGCCTGGGTGCGCTGCTTGTGGTGCGGCAAGACGCCTGGTGACCCATTGGTCAGTAACACTTTGCGAGGATTGCGTGAAAGTATTTTCTAAATGTTTGTAAGGAGGGGGCGCAATGATTTATAGAATTGGTATCTTTCGGGATGCCCAGGCAGAAGATCCGCTTACTTATTGCCCCGAATGTGGTGGCGAAGTGTACCGCTATGATCTGGTGGCGGATGTGGATGGTTCACTAGTGCACCGAGACTGCATCCACCCGGAGGATCAGGAGTACTTATACATTGCACCCGCTATCTCCTTCTTTGAGGAGGTGTGCTGAGGATGATCAAGAATATCATCCGGGTTTCTACTGCCAATATGGACAGGGAAGAGTGGCTGAAGTGGAGGAAATATAGCATTGGTGGTTCGGATGCTGCGGCGATCATTGGTCTCAACCAGTACGACTCTCCCTTTTCCGTATGGGCGGATAAAACAGGGAAGCTACCGGCCAAGCCTGAAAATGAATCCATGCGGCTGGGGAGAGACTTAGAGGGTTACGTTGCTTCACGCTTTTGTGAGGCAACCGGGAAGCGAGTGCGCCGCGAAAAGGCCATGCTGTATAACCCACAGTACCCCTTTGCTCATGCAGATATTGACCGCTGGGTGATTGGGGAGAACGCTGGGCTTGAGTGTAAAACCACCAGCATCATGAACCTAAAGAAGTTCAAGAATGGGGAGTTCCCACCTACTTACTATGTCCAGTGCGTGCATTATATGGCAGTTACCGGTGCTGACCGTTGGTATCTCGGTGTGTTGGTGCTTAACCAAGGTTTCTACCACTTTGTCATTGAGCGAGACAAAGAGGAAATTGCAGCACTTATGGAGCAGGAGGAGACCTTCTGGAAGTTTGTCCAGGAAGACACCCCACCGCCTGTGGATGGAATTACCGCTACGACCAATGCCTTGGAAACCGTTTATGCAGAAGCTGAGGATTGTGGCGTAGAGCTCTTTGGTCGAGAAGCCTTGCTTCGGGAATACCGGGAGCTACAAGAACAAATTAAGGAGCTGGATAAACAGCTGGAGCAGGTGAAGCAGACGCTCATGCTAGACCTTGGAGAACGTGAAACCGGGTACTGTGGTGCCTTTATGGTAACGTGGAAGCCCCAGGTCAAGCGGACATTTGATGCAAAGAGCTTCCTTGCAGACCATCCGCACATCATTGCGGATGCTTACTGGAAGGAAAGTCGATTCAGAAGATTCAACGTGAAGGAGGCCAAATAATATGGCGAATGAGAAAGCAATTCAGAAGGCGGCCGAGCGCAGCACAGCGCTCTCTACGGATAAGCCCGTTACCATGCAGGACTACATAAAGAAGATGCAGGGGGAGATTGCCAAGGCGCTTCCTTCGGTGATGACCCCGGAACGCTTCACCCGCATCACCTTATCAGCACTATCCTCTAACCGTAAGTTACAGGAGACCACGCCCCAGAGCTTCCTTGGGGCCATGATGACAGCGGCGCAACTTGGTGTAGAGCCAAACACTCCCCTGGGACAAGCTTACCTCATTCCGTTCCGAAACAAGGGCGTACTGGAGTGCCAGTTCCAGCTTGGTTATAAGGGGCTTATTGACTTGGCGCACCGATCTGGTGAGGTAGTGTCCATCCAGGCAAACGTGGTATATGAAAATGACAAGTTTGACTATGCTTTTGGCCTTGAGAAGGACGAATTAACCCATGTTCCCACCCGGGAAAACCGGGGGCAACCGGTATATTTTTACGCTAAGTATCGCACGAAGGACGGTGGCTACGGGTTTGAAGTCATGAGTGTGGAGGATATCCGAGCACATGCACAGAGATACAGTAAGTCCTTTGGCAATGGTCCCTGGCAGACCAACTTCGAGGAAATGGCGAAGAAGACGGTACTCAAGAGGGTGCTGAAATATGCACCGCTGAAGAGTGACTTCGTACGTGCGGTTGCCCAGGATGAAATCATCAAGCACGAACTGTCCGAGGATATGTACTCTGTTCCTACGGTCTATATTGAGGAAGACGATTACACCGTGGATGATGCGACCGGGGAGATCATAGGTGACCCAGGGGCCCCCGCCGAGGGCTGAGTATGGCACAAGGGAAATTACAGGATGGCTCAATCCTTATTGCCGGAATGTGCGGCAGGGATGCAGAGCTAAGGTTTGTGGGGGAAAACCAAAGTAGGGTTTGCTCAGTCGGTTTGGCGGTGGGGAAACGGCCGCCAGCCGAGCCGAACGGGAAACCAGATACCATCTGGTGCGAGGTAAAGGCGTGGCACAATCTTGCCTCTATCCTGTCACTGGCACGCAAGGGGGATTCCGTGTTTGCCATTGGACGTATTGAGTCCAGAGAACACAACGGGAAGGTCTATAAGGAACTCATAGCGGAGTACCTGAATGTGGCATCCATGAACTGTGCGGCGGCAAGTCCCGCAACCACGCAGCCTCCGGTGGATCAGTTTGCTGAGCTGACAGAAGATCCCGAGCAGCTTCCGTTTTAGGGGGAACATTTATGGAAAGCCGAGATTCATTTGTATTTTACAGGTCTTTTTTCGAGGCCATTTCTGAACTAAAAGAAAAGGACCAAGCAAGCGTCCTGCTTGCCATATGCGATTATGCGTTAAATGGAAACGAACGTAAACTGAACGGTATTTCAGCTGCCATGTTTATGTTGATGAAGCCTAACCTAGACGCAAACCAACGCAAGTATGAGAACGGGAAAAAGGGTGGTAGACCGAAAACCGAAAAAGAACCTAACGCAAACGAAAGCAAAACCAAGAAGCAAGCAAAGGATAAGCAAAACATAACCGAAACAGAACCCAATGTAGATGTAGATGTAGATGTAAATGTAGATGTTAATGAGGATGAGGATGTAGATGTAGATGGTAAAAGCGCGGAGCCAGATGGCTCCACGCATACCGTCGCAACCCTCCCACTCAACACAGGAAAAGAGCATCCGATTTCAGAAGAACAGGTAAGGGAATGGTCAGAGCTGTACCCAGCTGTTGACATCATGCAGGAGCTACGATCAATGCGAGGATGGCTTATTGCGAATCCATCCAGGCGGAAAACCAAAAGTGGCATCTTGCGATTCGTCAACAACTGGCTATCAACAGAGCAGGACAGGGGCGTTGTTCGTGGAGGTAGCCAGAAGACCCAAGAGAGTGGGAACATCTTTCTTGACATGTTGGAGGAAAGGAGAGGCCAATGACTTACGATGAAACGCTGGCCATTATGAGCGTACTAAAGGCCGCATATCCGTCCTACTACAAGGGCATGAAGAGGGAAGATGCGGAGAAAGCCGTTGAGCTATGGGCCAGTATGTTCGCAGGGGATGATCCTCAACAGGTTGTAGCAGCCGTCAAGGCTTTGATCGCCACTGATGTCAAGGGGTTTCCTCCTCACATCGGAGCCGTTAAGGACAAGCTTCGTAAGATTACAAGTCCACATGAGTTGACCGAGATAGAAGCTTGGAGCATGGTACATAAGGCCATAAAGAGAGGGCTGTATAACAGCAAGGAGGAGTTCGATAAGTTCCCTCCGATGGTACAAAGACTTGTTGGTAGTCCAAACCAGCTCCGAGATTGGGCCATGATGGATGGGGATACGGTGCAATCGGTGGTAGCATCTAACTTCCAAAGATCATTCCGTGTTAGAAGTGAACATGACCGGGAGTATTGCTTGCTACCGCCTGATGTGAAAGAGCTGATGGATAGCTTTTCAAAACACTTTGCTTTGGATGGAGCCATAGGGAGCTTAGGCGATGGGCATTGAGTATTCAAGATTAGGCCCTGACGCGCGACGACAGATCCGTCAAAAGTTTCAGCAGGAGCAAAGGGAGAAGGCTAAGGCATCCAAGTACGGCAACGTAAAAACCCAACGGAAAGCAGAAAAAGAGCTCATCACCTTCGACAGCCAGAAAGAGGCGCGCCGGTATGATGAGCTGATGTTTGAGCTGAAAGCTGGCCTGATCCGTGATTTGAGGCTTCAGCCACAGTTTACTTTGCAGGAATCCTACAAGACCTACGATGGGAAGCGAGTGCGGGCTATCCGCTATGTTGCAGATTTTTCTTATATCAGAGCTGGGGCCTTGGTGGTCGAAGATGTGAAGTCTAAGGCCACCAAAACCGCGCAGTACCAGATGAAGCGGAAGATGATGATGGATCGGTTTGGGATTGAAGTTGAGGAGGTTTGACTCACAGCTTGCTTGGTATGGCAAGAAAAAAGCAGATTAACTAAACCAATAATTAGGATTAATATTTATTTGTACTATAGTAAACAGTGTATAAATCGAACCCAGCATAAAAATTGCCCCCAATATAAAACAGGCTATTGTTAGCTTTCGGTTTCCTTTAAGCTTAAATAAGTGTATGCCGACCACAATAAGCAATCCAGTAACCAACACGCTTATAAGAGTACCAAAATACCATGAAAATGGCACAGCGCCGACAAGGCCTATCCCATCTACCGCGCCGTCGACAAGGAGTACAACTAGCAGTATAGCTAGCCATTTATAGAAGTCATTCCGTTTTATGCGATTAGTCCACTTCATAAGAATCAATCCTATCTATATGTTAAGTCAGTTGCTTAGTAGTGGAAATATCATAACTTCGAAAAATGTTCTTATTGAAAAAAAGGCTCCAATAAGTGAGTAAAACAAAAAAGCTATTCCAAAGATTTTACAAACTGAGATGAGCATTTTGTTTCCGGATAACTTAGATATTTGCTTTGAGGCTGCAATAAGTACTACCGAGGCTACAATGTTTAGTAAAGGAGAAAGAAGACAGGCATAGATCAAATTTACTGTATAAACCACAGGATCATTCATCTAACCACCACCTCAATGTTAATACAATCAAGATATACCAGCAGCTGGAAAAATGCAAGGGAAAGAATTGTTTCATTGATTTAGACAAGGAGGATGCTAATGACAAGAGACAGGCTCGATCAGTATCTGGCCTTGAAAAAAGAAACCGCGCTGTTAGAGCGAGAAATTGAATCCCTTCGCGAGAGAAGTAGCGAAGTTGTGACCGATGTTGTTTCGGGGTCCAGTAGCTCCTACCCCTATACACGGAGGACGTTTTCAATCTCCGGGCTCTGCGTAAAGGATTTGGAACGGATGGAAGGTAGAATGCAGCGCCTTCAAGAGCGAAGAGAACGGATATCCAAAGAGGCTGATGAAATAGACCAATTTATTGATCAAGTCACAGATAGCCAAATGCGGCAGATCATTCACATGAAATATCTAAGGGGAATGAGCTGGGGCCAGATAGCAAGGCACCTTGGAGGGGGCAATACCGAGGACTGTGTTAGGAAGAAAGTCGTAAGATTTTTAGAGAAATAAAAGTTGTCCGTTTTGTCCGGTTTGCAGGTGCTATAATGCTAACATGGATACATAGCAAACCTGTGCGCACTCATGAAATTTCCTCTTTACTGATTTGCCGCATCCCTGCGGCACACTCGCTGAAAACTGCATGCCAGACTGAAACATCGGTCGAACGACGAACATGTGTGATAATCTAAGCGTGGCAACAATGAACCACCTACCACAATCCGGTAGGTGGTTTGTTGGTGTTTAAATGTGATAATATCACTGTGTTCTGTACACGATATGCTAAAATGAAAGCATAGCTCAAACAACACTCTCTTTTCCTTACTCAAGCCGTCAGAGGTTGCCCGCCTTTGACGGCCCTCTTTTGCAATAAAGACAAGGAATTATGGGGATTAAGACATAGCAAATTTATAACTCATCCTTTCTTTCTGCACCGTCCAGAGAAATTATAGTCAGCTTTACTCCTAGAGTGTTTTTTGTTACAATGGCGATTGTCATGAACGGAAAATATTAAAATAAATAGGGAGAATAAAAATGAAAAGAAAATTAGCTGTAATTACCTTTGCCTTGCTCGTTGTTATCGGTGCTGGAACACTCGCAGGATGCCAACGAGAAGCTGAAAAGGTATCTCACAACCTTTCCCTCGAAGCAGATAACTTCAATGTAGTCCGGCAGCTTACGGTTATCAACTGCATTGGTGGAGATGTGTTGTTTCAAATGACAGGAAAATTGGCCATTACCGCCGACACGGAAGACAACCAGCTAGAGGTTATCGTAGAGGACGAAAACGGCAAATATCAAAAGCACTTTATTGGACTGAGTGACAACGTTACTTACGTGGTTGAGGATAAGGCGGTTACGGATGTCGATAAGTACAAGTACACACTAAACTACAATCCGAAGATGTGGATTCCGGTTGGGGTCGACAAGGTTGATTAAACACAAACCACACGCCTGACGGAAATATCTGTTTCATGAAGAAACGGGTGGGAATAGATGAGCAAAAAGCCTGGTAGCTGTATATACTGGAATATAGCTAATGGACCGGGAACATCTCTCTTATCCCCGCAGGACATAGCGACGAACCACTGGATTTTGGTCTGGTGGTTCGTTTAGTCAGTCACACAAGACAAGCTCTTGAACTATTATGTAGTGTGTACATCTTTACCTTCATGAAGTATTGCAACTCTCGTATAGAGCCGCCAGGGGTATTGCACTTCTGGCGGTTCATATTTGGGCCGTTGACGCAACGGTTAGCGTATCCGGCTCATAACCGGACGGTTCTCGGTTCAAATCCGAGACGGCCCACCAAAACAGAAAGCCGGAGGGTTATCCCTCCGGCAGTGGCGAACATAACGCCAATATATATTAGTTATCGTACCGCAATAGTTTGAAACAGAATTATAAAAATTATTCATGAAGCTGCCAAGATGTTGGCGGCTTTTATTGTACCTGAAAGGTGGTGAGAGCTGTGGCAAAGCTAACAGCAAAGCAAGAGCGTTTTGTAGAAGAATATCTGGTGGATTTGAATGCGACTCAGGCGGCAATCCGGGCGGGGTATAGTGCAGAATCCGCGGGAACGATAGCGGCTGAGAACATGCAAAAACCCACCATCCGCGCACGCATAGACGAGGCTATGGCCGAACTCTCCCGCCGCACTGGCGTTAATCAGGAGCGTGTGATCCGTGAGCTGGCTAGGGTGGCCTTCGTGAACGCCCAGAACGTGGTCAGTATGAAAGACGCTACCGTTTTGAAGGACGCAAGCCAAGATGATACCGCAGCTATTGCCTCCGTGAAGGTCAAGGTGATACAGGGAGATTTCGAGAGCGTGGAGCGCGAGGTCAAGTTTGCCGACAAGCTCAAAGCCTTGGAGCTCCTTGGCAAGCACTTTGGCATGTTCACGGATAAGGTCAGCCTGGTCGGAAACATTCCCGTTCAGATTGTGGATGATCTCGATGACTAAGCTATCAGATATCATCGCCCCATCGTTTCGCAAGGTACACGCTGACATTAAGCGAGGCGGGCATACGCACTACTGGCTCCCCGGTGGCCGTGGCAGTACCAAGAGCTCATTTGTGGGTATTGAAATACCCTTGGGCATTATGAGAGACGCATCCAATGGGCTCATGACGCACGGTGTTGTGCTTCGCCGATATGGCGTTACCCTGCGTGAATCGGTCTATGCACAGCTCCTGTGGGGCATCAATGCTCTGGCGGTATCCCACCTATGGCAGGCAAACGTATCACCTATGTCCCTTACTTACACCCCCACCGGGCAGAAGATCCTTTTCCGTGGCGCAGATGACCCCATGAAGGTCAAGTCCATCAAAGTGGACAAGGGGTATATCAAATACGGTTGGTACGAAGAAGTCAACGAATTTGAAGGCGAAGAAAAGATCCGCAGCGTGAATCAATCTTTGATGCGCGGCGGTGAGAGCTTCGTCTTTTTCTATACCTTTAACCCGCCCAAGTCAGGCCGGAACTGGTGCAATCAATTCGTGGCTGCTGAGCACCCGGACACCCTGGTCACGCACTCAACCTATCTAACCGTTCCAAAACACTGGATTGGAGAACAATTCATCCAAGAGGCCGAACACCTGAAAGCGGTAAAACCGATGGCATACGCCCATGAGTATCTCGGTGAGGTGACCGGCACTGGCGGTGAGGTGTTCGATAATGTCACTCTGCGGCCAATAACGGATGAGGAAATCAGCAGCTTCGATAACATTCGTCGCGGCTTAGACTGGGGCTATGCAACGGATCCTCTGGCCTACAATGAGGGGCATTACGACAAGACAAGGCGCCGTCTGTACCTATACCGAGAACTACATCAAGTGCGGCTATCCAACCGCAAGGCAGCGGAACTCATTTCGCCCTGGGCAGGCAGTGGGCGCATTATCTGTGATTCTGCTGAGCCTAAGAGTATTGCAGAGGTCAAGGAATATGGCCTTCGGGTAGTGGGAGCTAAGAAAGGCCCTGACTCTGTGGAATACGGAATCAAGTGGCTGCAGGATCTGGAGGAGATTACTATTGATCCCTCACGCTGTCCGGAAACCGCAAAGGAATTTACCGGCTATGAACTTGACCGAGACAAGGACGGAAACTTTAAAGCCGGTTTCCCCGATCATGATAACCACCATATTGACGCTGTGCGCTACGCTTGTGAGGATGACATGAAGCGCCCAGCAGTGAAAGTGTTGAGGTGATACAGTGGAGTACACACAAACCCAGCTCATTAGTGCAGCACTGGCAGACCCAGCTAGAGCGCCTATGAGCTTAGAGAAAATTATCAGCGAAGAGATACGGGAGTTTAAAGCCTCACCTCGGTACGAAGAAATGCTCGAGGCAGAGCAGTATTACCGCAACCGTTCCGATGTGCAGAACAAATCAAACGATATCAAGGAGCGCTCTAATACCCGCATTGAGCATCCAGCGTATAAGCGGCTTGTGGATCAGAAGGTGCGCTATCTGCTGGCGCGGCCGTGGTCTGTTGCGACGGAAGACACCAGCTATGCCAAAGCCCTGGAAGAGTTGTTCGACCAGACTTTCCGGCGGAAGATACGGCGTATGGGTAAGAACGCAATTAAGGATAGTGTCTCTTGGCTACAGCCTTACATTGACGCTAATGGGAAGCTTACCTTCATGGTGATTCCGGCAACGGAAGTTGTCCCGCTCTGGACCGACAGTGAGCATACGGACCTGGACGGTTTTATCCGCTTTTACGATCAGGTCATCTACGAAGGTGAGAAACGAAAGGTAGTCTCTCGGGCGGAATATTGGCACCTCAATGGGTTGCGGCGCTTTATGGATAACGGGGATGGCCTTTACCGGGAAGAGATTCCCGAGGACGGAATCTATCCCGAGCCACACTTTGCCTTAGGAGAGACCGCTTATAACTGGGAGAGCGTTCCCATCGTATGGGTGCGATACAACGATGAAGAGCTGCCACTTTTGCACTACGTCAAAGAGCTCATCGACGACTACAACTGGCAAACCTCGGTGACCGCGGATGTATTGCGAGATGTCGCTAACTTCATCTATGTGTTGAAAAACTATGGCGGAGCCGACATGGAGCAATTTGTGACCGAGCTTCGAAAGTCCCTTGCCATTCAGGTGGAAGGGGATGGGGGAGTAGATAAGATTCAAGCAGATATCAACGTGGATGCGGTCATGGCCTTCTTGGATAAACAGCGGCGGGATCTCTATGACTTTGCCTCGGCGGTGGATACCAAAGACCCTCAACTCGGAAATGCATCCGGCAAGGCAATCGGCTTTCGTTACATGGACTTGGATGATGACTGCGCTGATCTTGGTGCAGAATTCTCTTCCATGTTTAGGAGACTCAAGCCATTTCTGGATACCTACCTCCAAGCAACGGGCAAGGGTGACTATAGCGGTTCGGATTATGATGTCATATTCAACGTGGATATGCCCATCGATGAGACCGAGATTATTGCCAACATCAATGCCAGTGCCAGCTTGCTTTCTAAGCGAACTCTCATGGAGAATCACCCCTGGGTGAGGGATGTGGATAACGAATTGGCTACAGTAAAGGAAGAACGCGAGGAAGCCATGAAGGAGTTTGGAGAAGGTGCCTTCGACCAAGCGCTTGGTAGCGGAGAGGCCGGTGATGGCGTAAATGGCAACGACGAATAGTCGGGACTATTGGGCAGGCAGAGCCATACAGAGGGAGCAGGAAGCCTACCTTCGGGGCGCTGCACTGTCTGCCAAAGTCTTTTCGGAATATCAGCGTGCAGCTGGGGAGCTTCGCAAATCAATCCAAGGTTTTTATGGAAAGTATGCAACCAAGCACGGCCTTTCCTATGAGCAAGCAGTGCGTAAGTTGACCAAACAAGAGGCGCAAGAGTGGAAGGCAACACTTCGGGAGTATGTAGCACAAATCAATACAGAAACTGACCAGAAGGTAAAGGACGCACTCATCGCCCAGCTTGACGCCTTGTCGTATAACAGCCAAATATCCCGCCTAGAGGGCTTGCTTGGTGATGTTGGTGCACAGATGAATCTCCTGTATGTTCGCTGCGTCAAGGAACTGCGTGAGGAGTTTGGAGCGCTGTTCTCGGATAGCTATTACAAAAAGCATTATGACCTACAAAGTCGTGCCGGGTGGATCAATGAAGTGGCGAAGCTGACCCCGGAGATGATAGAGAATACAATTTCGTATCCGTGGTCTGGGGCGATGTTCTCTGACCGCTTGTGGCGCAATAAGGACGCCCTTCTGTTTCATGCGAGGGAAATCATTACGCAGGGACTCATCCAAGGGAAAGGGCTCCATGAGGTTTCCAAGGCACTCTCAACTAAGATGGGACAATCCTATAAAGTGGCGGAGCGCCTGATTCGAACGGAAACCAACCATCTGCACAATGAAGCGGATAAGGTGGCCTATGCCGCTGCCCGAGTTGAGCATTATGAGTTTATGGCCATCCTGGATGCTAGAACCAGTGAACTGTGCGCGGAGTTAGACGGTAAGCACTTCAAACTGAAGGACGCGAAGCCTGGCACGAACTACCCACCGATGCATCCGAATTGTCGTTCTACCACCGTGGAATGGGATCCAGATGATGCTCTGGATTGGCTTAATTCAGGTGTGCCCATGCCGAAGCGTATGGCATACGAAGAGTGGTTCGAAAAGCAAGTGCGACGCACCTAGACTCAACTGGTAAGCATGTGCGAACCGCAAAACTTAACCATGCCTTTCAGTTCATTTGACGGTCGCACATAATTTAAGCTTCGACACGGTAACAAGTTCATCGACATATAATAAATTGCAGTGAAAAATTTTGGAGGTGTTATGGTGGAAAATAAATATCTATTACCTGAGATGCAAATTGCGATGCAAACCGTGCCGATGCAAACTGCACCGATGCAAACCGTGCCGATGCAAACTGCACCGATGCAAACCGTGCCGATGCAAACTGCACCGATGCAAGCGTCAGTAAATCAAGAAATGGTAGAAAGGGCTAGGGATAACCTCCCTATACAATTAGTTTACCCTGAAATATTCTATAAGCTGCAGCCATTTGTTATCTTGGTCTGTGATGAATTTGAAAGATATAGCGTCACTCCCACACAGGAAATGATTGATGAAGCTGCTAATGGCATTTGTGCAGAAGCATGTCGAATCTATCCTGACTTAATGTATTATAGTTTTAACCAATCAGGCAATGATGACCCTCCTTTTATAAGAGAATTTGATCTAAGAAGAAGAGGGGATTTTGATCATGATTTTTTTATGCGCCGCTTTAGACGTAGAGGTAATTTTCATGATCTAGTTTCCATATTATTGCTATCAGAGATATTCAGACGCCTATAAAAATAGGATTATTTATATTAAGAAGGGTTTATATCATGACACAAAATGATTTTATTAAGCAATCATTAGCACTTCATCTGTTTTTTGCAAGAATAATGAAGGAGCACTCTTTCTTCCTTGAAATTGGTTTTGCTGGAAAAGATAAGAATCTCATCAACCAAGCAGATTATTATCGAAAGGCTTTTGATGCTTTACTTGCTGATGTCATTAAGCTATCTGATGGTGTAGTTAATATGGATATCTTGGAATCTGGCGAAGTATTTACGCCATATACCCTCAAGGCAGAGACGGTATCTTCAAACTTAACCGGGGTCCCAATTAACGTTGATCTAACTAAAGCAGAAGCCAGATTAACCGCTGGAAAGTCGGAAATTCAGGATCATAGACTAGAGAACCATGTACAGCGAGTGAATGGCGAAGCAATAGAATTATTAAAATCACTAATTCAATTCAAAACTGCCATACTCACAAGTGTTTTATCCTGCAATCTTTTTACAGCTAATTACCCGCTATTAATCGATCATATTTTAAGGGAAGCAAAACTGTATTTGCAGATGGTCCAACAACTGCAAAGCCGTGAAGATATTAACCTCGAAAGAGAAGCTTTTGAACAAGAAGCATTTTGGAATAAAATTATGGCAGAACACGCCAAGTTTATTAGAGGATTACTTGATCCAACCGAAGAAAACCTATTTAAGGTGGCGGATGCATTCGGACACCAGTTTGATGAGTTAACGAACGAAGCGGTCAAAGCGATGGATGCTACGATGGGCCTTCAGAATGTTACCGAAAAGGATTTACAAGCAACGGAACAAATTAGGGATTTCAAAGAACAGGGTACACAAGGATTGCTAAATTGCAAGATAAAGTCGATTATCATCCCATTATTAGGCGACCATGTATTAAGAGAGGCCAATCATTATCTACGACTCCTCAAGTTATTCGAAACCTTGTAACAATTGTAAAAGCTAAATACGAAGATAACCAAGCGCTGTGCGAATGCATGGCGCTTTTGTTATACCATTTTGGGTTTCCTGTCCCAGACCAACAGGAGCGGCAAAGAGCGTGGAAGTCGCTGTAGAAACAGCCAGAAAGGAAAGAAACATGATTACTGAAAGCATTAAAAACTTACTAGGAGAAGACCTGGCAAAGCAGGTAGAGACTGCCCTCAGTGGAAAAGGCAAGGATGGTAAGGACATTGACCTTGTGGTTGGCAATGACGGAAGCTTCGTCCCCGTGGACAAGTACGACGGTGAAAAGCGACGCGCTGCCAGCGCAGAGAATGCCCTGAAGTCCGCCGCCGATGCGGTAAAGGCTCTGGGTGGTTCCGGGGATCCTGCCAAGCTTGGAGAGGATGTGACCACCGTCAAGGGAATCTTGGACACCTTAAAGGGAGAGCACAAGAAGGAGATTGCCAAGATTCAGAAGGACACGGCCCTTCGGATGGCACTCTATGGCCTTGCCCATGACCCTTCGGATGTGATGGGCCTGCTGGACACCTCAAAGATTGAAGTCGGTGAGGATGGCAGCTTGAAAACAGACCTCGCCGAACTCATTAAGCCCATCCAGGAAAGCAAGCCGTACCTCTTCAAGGAGCAGAAGAAAGAGCCAGAGCAGCAGCCTTTGAAGGGCGCCCAGCCGGCACAGCCCAGTGGTGGCAATGCATTAAGCAAAAAAGAGCCGAAGGATATGAATTATACGGAGCTATGCTCCTATATGGAGGCACATCCGGAAGCTAAAATCTAATAACAAAAAGGAGTTTGAACAATGGCAGAATATACTCAAACCAAATTTGACAGCAAGAGTTTTAATCCAGTAGCATTCGGCGCTTATGTTGACCGAATTCCTGCAACTAAGCGAAACGAACTTATTAAGTCTCGTGCCCTCAAAGGCAACCAGCAGATTAGAGAGGCATTTTCTAACCAGACGGGCACTGCCTATGCTACCATTCCCATGACTGGACGCATCGGCGGCACTCCTCTGAATTATGATGGCGTGACTGACATCACCGCACAGAGTACCACCACGTTTGAGCGTGGCGTCGTAGTCATCGGACGGGCTCAGGCATGGACCGAGAAGGATTTCTCTGCGGATATCACCGGCGGCGTTAACTTCATGGACAACGTTGCGGAGCAAGTTGCGGGATATTGGGACGGCGTTGACCAGGACACCTTGCTTCACATCCTCAAGGGCATTTTCTCCATGGCTGGTGCTGAAAATCTGAAGTTTGTGAACGGTCACACCTTAGACATTACTGCAGTGGCCGGAGAGGACAAAGACGGTAATCCCAAGAACTGCGTGGGTCCTACAACGCTGAACACGGCTACCCAGCAGGCCAGCGGCGACAACAAGTCTGTCTTTAGCTTAGCCATCATGCACTCCACGGTGGCAACTAACCTAGAGAATCTTCGCCTATTGGCTTACCTGAAATACACCGACGCTCAGGGTATCCAGCGTGATCTTGGTATCGGCACCTGGAACGGCAGGGCCGTACTGATTGACGATTCCATGCCCACTGAGGATGTGGCGGCTGATGGCGAGGCTCCGGCTTATACCAAGTACACCACTTATGTTCTGGGTGATGGTGCTTTCGACTTCGAGAACATCGGTGCAAAGGTGCCCTATGAGATGGACCGCGACCCGAAGGTTAACGGCGGCCAGGACACCCTTTACTCCCGCCAGAGGAAAGTGTTCGCCCCCTTCGGTATCTCCTACACCAAGAAGGCTCAGGCCAGCCTTTCTCCTACGGATACCGAGCTGGAGAACGGGGGAAACTGGACGCTTGTACACAATGGGGCCACCTCCAACAAGGAGTATATTGACCACAAGGCAATCCCCATCGCCCGGATCATTTCCAGAGGTTAATTCTATGGACAGGCTTTCGGCACTAAAGGTTCTACTCGGCATCAGCGGTGCGGATCAAGATGCCATGCTGGAGATTGCCTTAGAGACTGTTGAGGGTCAGGTGCTCTCCTACATCCATCAAGATACCTTGCCAAGCGGTCTTGAAAAGCCGCTCCTTATGATGACGTTGAGTTACTGGAAGGGGGCCGGTTTGGGGAGTGACCAGGTTTCCCCCGGGCCGGTAGCCTCGGTTAAGCGGGGTGATGTATCAACCTCCTTTGCCTCCTCGGCTGGTGCAGATGCTACGGCAAGCACCTTTGGTTTAGGTAGCGGTGATGGCTTCTTCGGTTGGAGAACTATCCTCAATGCCTATCGAAAGGTGAGGTGGCGGCCGTGAGTTTTGGAAACGCTAAGGCGGAACGCAGGGCTTTGGAACTTACTTATGAAGACACGGCAAGCATCAAACGTATGACAGATACCAGTGTGGGGGCTATCGACAAGATGGCTCCCACCGCTGTTTATGAGGGCGTATGTTGTGGACTCAGCAGGACATCTGACCGCAGTAAGCAGACGGCAGTGCAGCAGGACATTGAATATGATGCTACGTTGTTTCTTGCTCCTGAGCTGAGCGTTGAGGCGGGAGACACCGCAGAGGTTACCCGCTTTGGAAGGGTCCTGCGCTTTGAAGTTGTTGGCCTTCCCGCAAAGTATGCAACGCACCAAGAAGTGTTTTTAAAGGCGCGTGATTTTGCATGAGCTTTGAGTTTCATGAGCTTACAGAGTTTCGGGGGCGCTTGGAAGAGCTAAAGGACGATATTCCCGAAATCATGTCCCAGTTGGTTATTGGTGAGGGTGTCTACGCAGTAAAGCAAGCGCGAAGTATCTGTACAGAGGATGGAGTTGTCAATAACGGCACCTATCGGATGAACTTCCATGCAGGGAACAAAGCATTGATGGATCCCGGACGGAAGATACACGATGGTAGTCCTGTTGAGCGCGATGGCACGAACTACAAAATTGACGTCTACAACAATCTGGACTATGCAAAGCATTTGGAGTTTGGCTTTCGTTCCCACTTTGTCCCCGGCTATTGGTCAGGGCATACCTTTGTGTATCAGCCTGGGTTCCCTGGCGGCATGTATGTTGGACCCTATAACGGGTTTGATCGTGGGCTCTTCACCTTGCGTCGTGCCGTACGAAGAACGAAGCAGACACAGGACGCACGATTAGGGCGAAAAATGGCCCGAATCATCAATGCTCGGCTGAATGGAGGGAGCCAAGGAAATGACGCTGAATGATATCTTACAGGCGACCGCCGTCAGGTTGAAGGAACTGTGGCCAGACCGTAAAGTGCGCGTGGATGAAATTTCACAACATGCAGACGGATCCTTCTTTGTTGGCTTAACGGACTCGGAACAAACCGGTGGCATAGGGGGAAGGTTTAAGCGCACGGTTGGGGTGGAAGTGCTCTACTTCCTGAAAAACCGAGACACCATGAGCTATCTTTCGTGGGCCGAGTCCATGTATGACAGCTTCCGCTATTTAAGTTTGGACGGTAGGTCAGTGTGCCTTACCAACTGCAAGGCCAGGAACGATGCCGAAGGGCGATACTATCAGTTTCTGTTCGATGTAGAGCAGAACTTTGTGGAAGCCTCCCCAATTGGTGAGGGCATGGAAACATTACAGCTGAAGGAGGAGATCAAGTAATGGCAAGAAAAAACACTGCTGTCTTTACGAAGGAACAGCTTGTAGGCAGTGAAGAGTTCCGCGATCAGCGGGATTTGGTCATTGCCATTTTAAAAGATGACGTACCTTACACCAAGGAGGAGGCCTCTCGCCTCCTAAACGAATTCATGGAAAGAACGGTGAACTAATATGGCAATGGGTGGAGGCACCTTTTCGGTGCAGAACAAGACGCTCCCTGGTGCCTATGCAAACTTCGTGAGTGTGGGCAATACCACCTTGCGAGGGGAACGTGGCATTGTGGCGCTCCCTCTGGAACTGAACTGGGGTGCAGAGAACAAAGTGGTTCCCATCAAAGCAGAGAGTTTTAGCCAGATCTCTTTGAAGGAGCTAGGTTACGCCCACACGGCACCAGAGCTTCTTTTGGTACGGGAAGCACTCAAACGGGCAGGTACTCTTCTCCTGTATCGCATTAACTCCGGCGGTACAAAAGCAAGTGTGACCACCGGTGGGATGACAGTCACGGCAAAGTATGGTGGGACTCGCGGAAACGATTTGAAGGTGGCCATTTTGACCAATGTGGATAACGCATCCAACGTGGATGTGGTGACCTATCTGGGCGGGGCTGAAATGGATCGGCAGACGGTGGCGGCATCGGGCGGTGCGGCTAATCTGAAAGCCAACAGCTATGTTACCTTTGGTTCTGCTGCCACTCTGACCGCAGCGGCAGCTGCCTCCCTGACTGGTGGTACCAACGGAACAGTAAATGGCACGGCATACTCTGCTTGGATCTCCTCTTTGGAAGTAGAGACCTTTCAAACGATTGGGTATCCCGGCACGGATGCTGCGGTAAAAGCCCTGGTAACAGCCTTCGTGAAGCGCCTACGTGATGATGAGGGTAAGAAGGTAGTCGGGGTGTTGTATCAGTACACAAATGCAGACAGCATCGGCCTTATCTCGGTCAAAAACGGTGTCATTCTGGATGATGGGACAACCATTAGCGGAGACAAAGCGGTCTGTTGGGTGGCGGCCGCCTCGGCTTCTGCGAAAATCAATGAGTCCCTGACCAACGCCTCGTATGACGGTGCTGTGGATGTGGATACCAAGTACACCAAGAGCCAGTTTGAAGCGGCAATTAAGGCCGGTGAGTTTGTGTTCTATGCGGATAGCGGAAAGGCACGTGTGCTTTCGGATATTAACACGCTGACCACCTTCTCGACAACCGTAAGCGCAGACTGGACAATCAATCGCGTGGTCCGTGTTATAGACTCTTGGGCAAATGATGTGGCGCGGATCTTTGGAGAAGGGTATCTCGGCACCCAGACCAATAGCGATACCGCCCGGGCCCTGTTTAAGGCCGACTTGGTCGCTTTGGGCAAAGAGTATGAGGCGCTCGATGCTATCAGTGACTTTACAACGGAGGACGTCACAGTCATTCAGGGTACCGGCAAGCGTGACGTGTCCGTACACTGCGCCATTCAACCGAATGACAGCATGGAAAAGCTGTACATGACCGTCATGGTCAACTAAGGAAGGGGTGAACAGCGATGAAAGAACTTAGAGCACAGGATGCCATTTCCGGAAAGGAAGGTAGAGCTTATGCGAAAATTGATGGGAATAACGAAGAATTGTTCCAAGCGAAGACTATAGAGGCGACGCTAGAAAAGACCAAGAGTCAAATAAAGGCGATTGGAAAACGCATGGTCGGTCACAAGACCACCGGCGGCGAAGGTACCGGGTCTATGACGCTATATTTATTAAGCCCCCTTTTTCGGGCAAAGCTGGCAGAATGGAAGCGAACAGGCAAGGACCTCTACTTCGACATGGTCATTGAGAACGACGACCCGACCTCTGCCGCAGGGAAGCAGACCATCTTGCTCATTGGAGTCAATCTGGATTCCACCTTGCTTGCCAAGTTGGATGGCGATTCCGATGATCCCTTAGAAGAGGATGTGGACTTCACCTTCGAGGACTTCGAGATTCTGGCTTCCTTCCATAAAATCTAAAGGAGTAGCTTTATGGGAAAACTACAAGAATTTTTTATGCAGGGGACGGCAGCAGAACCTGTTACCGCCGAGGTTGCTGTGGCTGGATTACCTCACCCGTTTTTGGTTCAAAGCATTGACCAGGATGAAAATACAGCAATCAAGCGAAGCTGCCAAAAAGTTGCTTTTGATAAGCGTACCCATCAGAAAACAACAGAGATTGACCAAGACATGTATAACCTCCGCTTAGTTGCCGCGTGCTGTGTTGATCCGAATTCTAAGGATGCGGACCTGCAAAAACAGTATGGCGTCATGGGCGCCGAGGCCCTGATTGGCAAGGTGTTAAAGCCAGGCCAGTTTATCGACCTTCTGATTGGCGTGCAGGAGGTCAATGGTTTTGCGGAAGACCCTAACGAGTTGAGGGACGAGGCAAAAAACTAATTGGGGAGGGCGATGGTGAGGCTGTTTACTCTCACTACGCCCTCCATCGCTTAAAGCTCAGTCCCTACGACTTATATCCGGAAATAAAGCTGAATCCGCTGCGCGTTCGGGCATTTATCTATGCATCCATTGAGCTTCAGATAGAAAAGGAAAAAAGAGACGCCGTGAAAGCAGAAAGGAAACGGAGGTGAGACCATGTCTGTTTCAACGCAGTAGAACATTCGGGATAGAATGACTGCCAAGCTTAACAAGATAGAATCGTCTATGCGAAAGGCTGAAAGAGCCGCAAAATCAGTGGATGCGGCTATCCGCCCCTTAGAACAAACAAGAGATTTTGGAGCAAGCAGAGTGAAAGGAGCGTCCCAAACTGTGGACGGTTTCAATCGGAAGCAGAGGGATACTGAGAAAGGTACCAACCGCATTGAGACAGCCTGGAGCAAGGTGAAAGGTGTGATTGCTGCAGTCGGCATCACATCGGTAGCTAGAAAAACCATACAGCTTGCGGATACCATGACGCAGACCAGTACGCGAATCGCCCTCATGAATGATGGACTGCAAACAACGGAGCAATTACAAAACAAAATTATGGCTTCTGCAAATCGCTCTAGGGCGGCCTACACGGATGTTGCGGCAACGGTATCGAAGCTTGGTATATTGGCAGGTGAGGCATTTAAGAGCAATGATGAAATGATTGCCTTTACCGAGCTCATGAACAAGAATTTTGTGGTAGGAGGAGCCGGTCAACAAGAGCAGGCGGCGGGTATGTATCAGCTGACCCAGGCAATGGCGGCCGGAAAGCTACAGGGCGATGAATTTCGCTCCATCATGGAGAACGCCCCGTTACTTGCTCAAGCAATTGCAGACTTTACCGGGAAGAGTAAGGGCGAGCTCAAGGAAATGAGCGCGCAGGGTGTCATTACAGCGGATATTATCAAGGGCGCTATGTTCGCATCTGCGGATCAGATCAATGACCGCTTTAAGGCGATGCCAATGACCTTTGCACAAGTTGGGACCATCATGGGGAACATGCTCCTGCAAACCTTTAATCCACTGATTCAAGGGCTTGGTAGGGGAGCACAGTTCATCTACGACAACTGGTCCACGATTGCTCCTGTATTTTGGGGAGTTGCAGCTGGGGCGCTTGGCGGAGCTCTTGCTTTTGGAATTTGGACTGCTGCTGCATGGCTTGCCGAAGCTGCCAATCGAGCACTCATTGCAAGCATGCTAGCGAGCCCGTTTTTATGGATTGCAGTCGTGGTTGGGATCATAGTGACCGCAATTTACCGATGGGTGCAAGCGGTTGGAGGGATTCAAATTGCGTGGCTCATCGCCTGTAACCTGATCCTTAGTGCGGCTGATCGCATTAGGATTGGATTCTACACAGCTTTTTGTGGTGTGCAGGATTATGCCGCTGCCATGAAAGTGGCTGTTTTAGTTCTGTTAGAGCAAATGATTAACGGGGCAATAAACCAGATCAATAAGTTCATTGGACTTCTAAACAAAGTGCCAGGCGTGAGCATTGATATGATCGGACAGGTTACCTTTGGAGCGCAATCGAAAATGGAATATGCGGCAGGGAAGCAATCTAGGTCTGACTCCATCGCCGCTATGCAACAGTCTGCCTTAGAGAGGAAAAAGGCAAGAGAGGACGAAATTGCATCTAAGAAGGCGGAAAAGGCAGCGCAACAAAGCGGCATGATGAACTTCGGTTCGGCAGCCGGTTCGACCAAGCTACCCAACATCGGGAAGGTTGGTTCTGTGGATAAGATCGGCGGTGAAGTCAACATTGCGGAGGAAGACCTGAAATTCTTGCGGGATGTTGCAGAAATGCGCTATGTGCAGAACTTTGTGACGCTAACGCCCACAGTGTCCATGAATGCGCAGATTTCTGAAAAGGTGGATGCCAAGTCTGTGATGGCAGAGATTGAGCGTGCCTTGGAAGAGGAGTTTGTTGCTGCGGCAGAAGGAGTGTATGCATGAACTACGCCATGTACTTAATCACGGGGGATGGGCGAGAGATACCCATCCCTGTTTTGCCGGAGAAGCTTGAAATTTCCTCTCCTGGGAAGAATGAGATCGCTACCGTACTCGGCTTAGGCGAGGTGCTGCTCCTGCGAACGAAGGGGCTTCGCACCATTACGTGGGACAGCCATTTCCCGAAGCACAGCGCACCTTATGTTACAGGCCAAGTCGTAACACCCATTGAGATTGTTCGTGCCATACAGGCCGCCAGAGATTCCAGAAAGCCAATGCGCTTTTTACTTCTCGGCTCTGATTTGGATATCAACATGCCGGTTGGTGTAGATGACTTCTCCTACGAGGAGCGTGGTGGGGAAGTAGGAGATATTTACTACTCCATCAAGCTGACCGAGTGGAAAAACTATGCTGCCAAGCGTCTGGTGCTGCATGAAGTAACAGGAGAAACCCCTAAGGCACTGGAAGCTCCTGCAACCCGCAGCGGAACACCACCTACCCCCAAGACGTACACCGTTCAACCGGGGGACAGCTTGTGGGCGATTGCACAGAGAAGCTACGGAAACGGAGCTAAGTGGAAAACCATCTATGAAGCAAACCAGAAGATTGTTGGAGCAAATCCCAATCAGCTTCGTCCAAGGCAGGTGTTAGCCATACCATGACAGTTCAATACCAGAATAATAAGACGGGAGATTCCTTCGATATTACGGAGCTTATCTCCAATGCCAATTGGGAGACCAAACGATCCGGATCCCCGGCAAAGTTGGAGCTTTCGGTTTTGCGGGATCCTTGGGTCATTTGGGCAGAGGGCGGGGTCATCAGCGTAAGGCTATTAGGTCGAAACCTGTTCTATGGGTACGTGTTTAAGGTATCCCAATCGGAAAAGGAGGAGGTGGAGATAACCGCTTACGACCAAACGAGATACCTAAAGAACAAGGAAACCTATGTATTTTCCGGTGCTCGTGCAGACCAAATTCTTTCAAAGATTGCGGCAGACTTCAAGTTAAAACTCGGAATACTTCCCAACACTGGCTATGTCATCCCCTCCATGGTGGAGGATGGGAAACCGCTCTTCGATATTATTCTAGGCGCGCTGGACCGCACTCTAGTTCATGCAGGGCGCATGTTCTACCTGTGGGACGATTTCGGCTCTTTACGCCTGAGTGAGGTGCTTGTACCAAACGAGCTCCCCCTCATCGGGGAAGGAAGCCTTGCCGACGGCTACACCTACACCTCCAGCATTGATGGGGAAACCTACAACAAAATTAAGTTGTTGCGGGATAACAAAGAGACAGGAAAGCGTGATGTATACATCGCGCAGGATTCCAACAACATCACGCTCTGGGGCATCTTACAGTACTACGAAAAGGTGGACGACAACCTAAACGAGGCACAAGTTAAGGAGCGCTGTGAGCAGATGCTTTCCCTGTACAATCGTCCGGAAAAAACGCTCTCCATCTCTGCGATTTCCGAACCTGGCTTAAGGGCCGGTCAGGTCATCTATGTCAGCCTACCGGATATCGGGGTGGCGCATCCATTCTTAATCGAAGAGGCGACCCACGACCTGCTGGAAGAAACCATGGACCTGAAAGTAAAGGTGATTTAGTGCTGGAGCTAGTGAAGAAAATAGCGAATCAGACCGGGGAGGCATCTGTGCCTGCCCGGTTTCTATTTGGGGCTGTAACAAAGACAGATCCCCTGACTGTGTTTGTGGATAACCGTTTTCCGCTTTCTGGTCCTGCTTTGGTTGTCCTTCGAGAGCTAAATGGTCATACCCATGCGGTGCCCCAATCAAGCACCGAAGCAGCAAATAGCCATTCACATCTGATACCCCAAACCATCTCAGAGAAAGAAAGCACAGCAGGGCTATCGGTTGGGGACGAGGTAGTCTTGCTGCGAAATCAGGGTGGCCAAACCTACTTGATCCTCGGGAGAATTTGATATGACACCAAAAACAGTGGTCGGGAGCCTGGAAGTCTCCACGCAAGCCGAACTCCCAAGTCGAACCTACAAAATCGACTGGGAGAAAGGAAGAGTGGTAGGCATGACGGATGGGCAAGAGGCAGTACAGCAAGCCATTCAGAAGATCCTGCAAACTAAGCGCTTTTCCCACCTCATTTACTCTTGGAACTATGGGGTAGAGACCGATCAGCTCATTGGGAAGAGTCAGCAGGTAGTTGAAAGTGAACTTAGGCGCCTATTATCCGAGGCCTTGACGCAGGATACAAGAATCAAAGCAGTAACCGATGTGGTGATCGTTCGATCAGCAAGACAAACTTCTCTTGTTCGTGTCACAGTAGAAACCATTCTTGGAACCCTCAGAGAGGAGGTAAGCATTTATGTATGAGGAACAAACCTATGAGGCCATTATGGAGCGGTGTCTAGCTCGTGTACCGAACAGCATTGATAAGCGAGAAGGCTCGATTCTATTTGATGCCCTTGGACCTGCTTGTGCCGAGTTGGCCATCCTCTATACGGAACTCGATAGTATGCTGGACAGAGCCTTTCCAGATACCGCCATGGGTGGAGACCTTGACCGTAAGTGTGCCGAGAGAGGCATCATCCGAAAAGCGGCAACAGCAGCCGTCAGAAAGGCCCAATTTACTAATATATCTGGCGGGGCCATGGTAGTACCCTTGGGAACGCGATTTTCTGGCGGTGGCATGAATTACAAAGTAACGGAAGCAATTGGGCAAGGCGTATTCAAGTTAGCCGCTGAAACGCCTGGCACATCGGGAAACATCTATTTTGGGACACTGCTTCCCATTGACTTTGTTGAGGGATTAGCTGGTGCCGAGCTTTCCGATGTGCTTATTCCTGGAGCAGACGAAGAGGGAGACGAAAGCCTACGTCAGAGATATTTTAATAGCCTGAAGGCGGAATCGTTTGGCGGTAATGTGGCTGATTATATTGAAAGGACGAAAGCCATTAGTGGCGTTGGAGGGGTAAAGGTCTATAGAGCTTGGAACGGTGGCGGAACCGTGAAACTTGTCATTTTGGATTCCACGTTCGGGGTTCCTTCAGGCACCTTGATTGACACGGTTCAAAGCGTGATTGATCCAACGGTAAACGCGGGGGAAGGGCTTGGCCTTGCACCTATTGGGCATGTGGTTACGGTTAGTGGGGTTTCTCAAACTGCGGTCAATATCTCATTCACAATCACCTGTGAAAATGGATGGAATTGGGCAGCCTTGCAGACCTATGCACTCGCTGCGATTGATGCCTACTTTGCGGAATTGTCGAAGGCTTGGGCGGAATCTTCTGCCTTGGTGGTCAGGGTCAGTCAGATCGAGAGCAGAATTCTTGACTTAACAGGGGTTCTTGATGTGACCAATACGACCCTAAATGGGCTCACTTCCAATCTGATGCTGGCTGCTGACAAGATCCCAGTCCGTGGAACGGTGGTGGCAAGCTGATGGATCGAAACCTAATTGATTACCTTCCGCAAATGATACAAACCATCCGAGAATTCAAAGCCATTGCGGAAGCAGAACAACCCGAAGTAGCTGAATTGTGGAACGCCCTGGATGATGTCCTCGCTGATCAATTCATTTTGGATGCCACAGAAAACGGCGTTTCGAGATGGGAGAACGTGTTGTCCATCGTTCCGCAGGCAACGAAGACCATAGATCAACGAAAGCTCACGATACTTGCAAAGATCAATTCACAAACCCCGTACACGCTTGCAAACCTAAAACACCAACTTGAAACCGTTTGCGGCCCGGAAGGATACACAGCTACACTGTCCAATGAGACTTATACGCTGACGGTTAGGGTTGCTCTAACGAACAAGTCAATTTTCAGCGATGTGGAAGAATTGCTCAATCGGGTTGTCCCAGCAAATATCTTGATTGATGTATCACTAAAATACAACACGCATCAAGACTTGTCCAAATTCACCCATGCGCAACTATCCGCGTATACACATGTCCAACTAAGAGAGGAAGTGCTGTAATGGCCATTACTACCCCGAATCTCGGCCTTGTTAAGGACGCTCCTGGGGAATTTTATGATGTCAATAAGGTAAACGCAAACCTTGATAAGATTGATGGTATGGCGTTGGTAATAGGACCAATTATCAATGCCTTCTGGAAGAAGATACAATCATATGAAACCGCCGGCTCATTTAACTGGACTGCACCTGATTTATTCAACGGTAAACCATATAAAATCGGTGTCATGATTATCGGTGCAGGGGCTAGTGGAGCATCAGCCCAGGATAACAATGCCTCAGAAGTGGCTTTGGGGGGAGCCTCCGGAAGGGCTACTTACCTGGTTAAGACCGTAACTCCTGGTTCTGTTCATGCTCTTGTGGTAGGGAGAAAAGGATTGGGAGCTACCCAATCCAATGTCACCCAAATGTGGGCAGTTCCAGGAAATAACGGGGGAAGTTCCTCTTTTGATGGGGTAGTGGCTAAAGGCGGAGAAGGCGGTAAAATGCTAACTACCGGAGTTATTCCACTTGGGGCTCAATGTCCATCCGATAGGCTGGAAGACAATCCTTTTGGCGGATTGTTAATGGGAAAAGCATCCCCCTTTACGGTTTCAGGGTTTCCAAATGAATGCTTTAACCCGTTTGAAAGCTCACTACAGTTAGCTGCTGGAGGCCCCGGTAAAATGAAAGACGCTACTACTGGTCAGACCTGTATTGGCGGGTTATCCCCAATTACTGGGTTAGGTGGCGGGTCTGGAGTCTCTGCGTATAATCTAGGTGCAGCCTTAACAGCTAATGACGCAACAGCTCCGGGATGTGGCGGGGGTGGCTGCCTGATACGGTACTATAGTTTTTCTGGAAGCTTAAAAGGAACTACCTCTGGGGCTGGTGCTGATGGTGCAGTTTATGTCTATGTACAGGGGGTGGCATCATGACCGTGCGATTAGATAATAACATTGTCGCAGAAATCATTCCAAATTATGCTTTGCCAGTGGAAAAGTGGTACGGCAAGGAATTTACTTCTCAGTGTGTTCAAGCACCGGATGTGGTGAAGACTGGCTGGGTATTCAATCCCGATACTGGTGTATTTAGTGAACCTCCAATATTACCCCCTAAGCCAACTACCGAGCAAAAGGTTGACGCACTGCAAGAAGAGAACGCTCAGCTGCGTTCTCAATTAGCTCAAATGGATTCAGCAATGTCTGAACTTCTTTTGAATGTCATTCCCTCACTACTGCCACAATAAGAAAGGAGCATGAAAATGAGCGCTTACATTACAAGAAATATTGAAACGGTTTTTGATACCCAAGGTCAGGAGGCCGCCCAGGCAAGATACCGAGCTTGGTTTATCAGCACACCATTGTATACACGGTATAAAGCGGATGCTGATGCCATTCTAAACACAGATGGATACGGTACTTGCATCGTCACCGCCTAACAGGGCGGTATTTTTATGCCTGAAAGGGGAGGGGCAAATGGTTAACAGCCAGGATATTAATAAGCTGCGGCCTGACGTAGTACCGAACGCTAAGCTGTGGCTAGCCGAATGCAGAGCAAAAGGGCTTGACGTCGAGATCTCCAACACGGTAAGAGATAACGAGTATCAAGCCTACCTTTATGCACAGGGGCGAACACGACCCGGTAAGATTGTGACGAATGGCAAGACTACTACCTTTCACGGTTCTGGTCTTGCCATTGACTTTTACAGCAAGTCCAAAGGGTGGAGCGATCATAACTTCTTTGTCCAGTGTGGGACCATTGCAAAGAAACACGGTTTCTCCTGGGCAGGGGATTGGACTAAGTTCATTGAGTATTGCCACATCCAATGGGACAACCACGGCAAATCTACATACAAGAACGCCCCACAAATGCCACTATATGAGGAGGTAGAAGATATGACCAAGGAAGAAGTGAGAGCAATTGCCAAGGAGGAAGCCAAGGCACAGACCAGCATCTATCACAATCTCGATGATGTCCCTTTGTGGGGCAAGCCTACCGTGGAGAAGCTGCTTAAGAGCCAAGCAATCACCGGTGATGGCACGGGAATTGACCTGCCATATGAAACTCTTCGGCTGCTGGTGATTAATGACCGGATGGGCCTATACGGAAAGTGAGGACAGCATGAAAGAGAAAGTTACCGCAGGAACCATTGTACGTACCGTTGTATTAGCATTGGCTTTGGTGAACCAATGCCTTTCCATGGCTGGCCATTCTCCGCTTCCAATTCAAGACGAACAAGTGGAGGTCATTGTCACCAACACATGGACTGTTGTGGCTGCCTTGCTTGCGTGGTGGAAAAACAACAGCTTCACTCAGGCGGCATTGGAAGGCGATACCGTAAAGGACCGGCTCAAGGGCAAGGAGGGGTGATGGATGGAATGGAGTATCCCTGTGGCTCTCCTTTGCACGCTTCTTGGTGCTTGGCTTGGCCTTGCAGGTGCGCGGAGAAACCGTGATTGTGATATCAAGAATGAGGCTAAAAATGACGGTGTTATCTTAACTGAAATCGGCTATGTCAAATCTGGCATTGATGACATCAAGCGGAAGCAGGACAAGCAGGATGAGCAGTATACGAAGATGGCGGAGCGTATGACAGCGGTAGAAGCCTCCGCGAAACAGGCCCACAAGAGGCTTGACGAATTAGGGAAATGA